TGAGGTCGTTGCGGCCTGCATCGATCGCCGCGCCTGTGTGTTCGACGTAGTAGAACTTGCCTTGAGGATCCGGCATGTACATGAAACTGTGAGGGCCGACCTGGATCGGTCCGTCACCTGAGTCCGCACTCTCATCCAGGGCGCCTGAGGCAGCCAGTAAGGGGAACCGGGCAACAGTCAATACGTTCCGCTGGTCTGAGGATGATTGCCAGTGTGCGACGTTCAGGTAAGCCAGGTCAGTGAGTGGTGGCTTGCCGACCATGAAGCCGTCCTTAGCAGTGTAGAACGTGACGAGCGGAATCTCATCGATATCCATGACGCCACCGTCAACAGTGACCCATTCCTTCTTGTTCTTGGAGACCTCCATGAGTTCCCACAGTTCCCAGACGACGGCCGTGTTGCCAGCCTCATCAAAGCCAAGCTGCACGACGCGAATGCGCTCGCGAACGACCTCAGCCCAGCCGTCCATCTCGACAGCATCCTCACGCATGCGGATGTGGGTCAGTACCTCTTTGCCATCGATGATCTCGCTGTGGGCGAAGATCAACGAGGTTGCCGGGACGTGGATCCAGTACGGACGCAAGCCCTCGGAGCGATCATCCGCCAGGGTCCTGGGTGCTCCGTTCTCCGTCATGCGCGGGGTAGGCATGTCAACGAAGACATGCGAGAAGGCATTGTCGACCGCGGACTTGAAGACGTTCCTGGCAAAGGTGGCGAAGCCTGTTCCCTGGCCGTCGACGTCTTCGAGTAAAGCCTGGATGTCCTCAGGCACATCCTCATCGGGTTCGGGCGGAACCTTAAGCGCCTGACCGGTGAGATGGTCGGACGTCAGCTCCACGAAGTTCGCCAGCACAGTCCTGTGAACGCGTTCCTCCCAGTGTTGAGAGCTTTCGCGCTCGTACCTGGGTGTGAAAGATTCGCCTGCTGCCCGCATGGCTTCAGTGCCTTCTAACACTGTGTTGACCAGGATCCAGCGATGCGCCATTGCATCGTAGGCGCCGGAGGTCGTTGCTACATTGGGTTCATCACGCTGTGCCAAGGTGTTTCTCCTGCTTGTAAGCACACTGGAGGGATATCCCGCGAATATACGCTAGTAAGACCCGATCCGTATGCTTCTATTCTTACGACGAACCCGATAGCGGGCCTCGTCACCAATATGATCCTCGGCGTCGGTGTCAACGTCGTCGAGGTCCTTGTCGTCTCGCGGCAGTATCGGCACGAGCTCTTCAAAGTGTGGGCACGCACCGCGGAAGACGAAGATGCCAGGCTCTTCCCTGGGTCCGTACTCAGCGGGCTTTGCGTGCTGCATGTATTTCCGCATCTGCTCCCAACCCTGCTTCCTGGAGCCTGGGCCTTTATCAGCCTTCTCCCACTTCACGCCCTCGAGCTGCATGTCCCTGGCGATGCAGTTACCGTTCTGCTCGTCCCAGATACTGGTATCAGCCGGACCAGGTTTAACCAGGCCGGCCAGTCCCCACTTCTTCTCCCTGGTCTTGATGCCAGCAGCCACGTCCTTGGCCAGCATCTTGAGGCCTTCGTTAGAGCGGCCTTTCAAGCAGCCGTACCATTCTCGAATACGGAACAGATCGCCACGCACCGTGTGGAACAGTGGATTGCCGAACTGGTCAACTGGTGGCTCGCCGTTAGACTGTGCCCACCATCCTACACTAAAAGGCTTGCTGCTGCCCCAGTCAAAGCTGCGATCGATGCGCCAGCCGCGAGGGATGGGGAACTCATCGACAACGTGGATCCTGGCATCCCACACATCATCGAACATGCCTCCAGCCATGATGTCCCAACGGCCTTCCAACCAGGCCGCCAGTTCCGATGGGTTCCTGGCCGCAGCGCGCAGCTTGGACTCATAGTTGGGCTCGGCAGCCAGGAGAATCCGGTTCTCTCGCAGCGTACCGTGAATCGCAACCCTGGGCGGTTCGCCAGGTTCACGGATCACAACGCCGCGCATCTGGGGTAAGCGGAACCGCTTCTTCACCCAGTTGTGCCCGACGCCATACGGGTTTGTCGTGGCTCGATACTTCAGCGGGATGCCTGGCTTCGGTGAGCGCGAGCAGGACATCATGATCTTGTAGCACTCGTCGGTCGCCCAGGACGTGAGCTCCTCCCAGCCGATCCAGGGATATTCATGCCCATGGTAGTTCCAGTAATCATCCGGATCCTTCATGTGACGCAGCAGCAGCTCCTCGCCTGTCGGCCAGGTCCAGGTGCTGTCGACCTTGTTGTACGTTGGCCTGACGTCGGATGGCATCTGGTTGAAGATCTTCTTGGACTTGGAGATAACGTCCTGGAGCTGCTTGTATGTCTGGCGGAACAGGACGCCGCGCCAGTACGAGCCGAAGCCCTGGCCGCAATGCTGAGCGAAGTCCATCAGCAATGCGTCCGTCTTGCCTGGACCTCGGGTGCCTTCGTACAGGACCTCGAATATCGGGCAAGTCGTGAACATGACCTGGCTGCCGGGTTGCGGCGTCCAGATGATGTCTTTGTCTGCAATCTCTCGGTAGACAGCCGCGTTGACTGAATCCACGTGCTGTGGATTAAGGCTCATAGTCGCGCATCCATCTTAGAACAGTGTCCTGGGCTTCGGCCATCCCGCCTAGTAGGAGGTGAGGTTGCGGGGAACCGTCATGGGCGAACCAGGCAATGATCTCTCCATCATCCTGTATACCGACGACGCACAGCGTTCCAACATCATGCCGTTTGTCGTGGAGACGCTGAATCACCTCCTTCACGTTGCTACCATGCAAGTCTTGTACTTTGTCATCAGCCATCGTGCTCGAGAGCCTCCCTGTGTTCCCTCTGTTGCTCCAGGATCTTGTCTTCCCACTCGCTCTCTTGCATGGGTTGCGGCATGAGGATGATGCCGCCACCGACCTTGTGGTCGTGCTCGAACTTCTCGCGATACTTCTCGGGACGATGCGCCTTCAGCAGGATCTCCATCATCTTGTCGGAGAACACACGCCGGTGACCGACGACCTCGCCCTCCTTGTTGATGATGGGCTCGTTCCAGCCAAGCGCCCTGGACCTGGCTTCCATCTCGAGAGCGTCCATCGATATCTCAATGGCTTCCTCCCACAGTTTGGCGAAGTCAGGGTCTTTCTCTTTCTGGGCGTAGGCCGTGTTGCGGGATCGCCATCCAGCAGCGTTGGCTGCGTAGGAGACGTTGCCGGTCGTCGCCAGGATCTCGATGAACCTGTGCTTGCGCTTCTGCGCGTCGACCTTCTGGCCTTTGGGGATTTGAGGGAGTTTTGCTAGAAGGCTGTCGGCATCCAGGTTGCGGATGCCGGCAGCTTCCAGGTGCTCAGGTCGGATCGCGACCTTAGTTGACGAGCGAGAGCTGCGCTTCGTCGTCTTCTTCTTCGTTGCCTTCTTGGTAGAAGGTGTTGAGGTAACCTTGGCCATTTGCCCTCCAGCATGATTCGCACACGTCGATCGGCTGACCAGGTTCTGGAGCGTGGAACGCCAGGTCGATTGATTCCTGGCACCAGCTGCAGTCCTCCAGCAAGTCTGGATCGACGTCTTCAGCTGGGATTGTAGAATGCAGGGTCCTACGCTGTACTCCCTCATGATGAGCATCCCACTGCATCTTGTAGCCCACTGTCCACACGGATGTGTAGGCACGATGCAGCGTCGGATCCTTCACACTGTTCTTGAAGTTGTCATACTGGATGCCCAGGGTCTCGCGAGCCAGGACACCGGCCACGTGGTCCCTGTGAATGAAACAGCGGAAGTGGTAGTCAGCGCTCGTGTCTACATCTTCCTCTATTCCGAACACCCTCTTGATCGCACCTTGCTGGCGCGAGCGCACCAGCAAGAATTCCTGGTCGTCCCTGTCCGCGACAATGGACAACCAGGCGTCGTTCAGCATTACCCACATGTTAGGCCCCTCCTTTCTGCTTCCCGCAGTTTATCGTTGATCTGATCCTGGAACTGTTTGGCCACGAACTCGTTCCCCACCTTCTTGGCGTAGGTCTTCTTGGCCATCAGTCGCCCAATGTCTTGCAGCAGTTTCTTGTCGTCAGTCGTCATGTCTCTCTCCTCTATCCAGGTTCCTCGCGCACGCACGCGAGCCGCTCAATCTGCTAGCTGTCGCTTTTCGCAGATTGTCCCCTTATTATACTGTATTTCCCCCTTAAACGGAGCCCCCTCGAAAGCCTTGCACCGCATGCTTCGGACCAGGGTCAATCCGCGTTGTCTTTCAGGCGCGCACAATATCTGCTTATATACGTTTCCCCTTATTCCTATAGAGGTTTTATAGTGACATAGGGAGCTTATAGTAAATACAACAATACAACATTAACAACAAGTCTTGCTACTCATACCTTTTAGGCGTTGTTACCCTCTACAACACTGCCTTTTTGAACAAGGGAAGCACAACGTCCTCGTCGAAAGCGTTGTGCTTCTTGTTGCTATACTGTTGACAACATCATTCCAGATCCGAGGTGACCTCCTTGATATCCCGGATCGCATATCCAGAATAAGCACGACCCTTGACCAGGAGCGCAGGATCATATTCCTCCGAAGGAATCCTTACAGCCTTCTTGTGTTCCCAGCCCAGTGCGTTCATCACCGCAGCCAGGGTCTTAGTTTCGTTTGCCCCCTGATTGCCTTTGACGCCGACAACGCGATGCAACTCGATGGAAGCAACCCGTGTGCGTCCGTCCAGGAACAAGTGGAGTTTGTCGGCCCAGGGATGATCCGCTTGCCGAAGATCCGCTGAAGATGCTGCTGCTTTCCAGTACCGCTGAGGCAGCTGAACAGGGGCATCAGGATTCTCCTTATACATCACGACAGCCTCGGCGAACAGATCGTTGCGCTCCCGCTTAATTGCATCCGTGTCGATATCCCGGTTGTCCAGGCTGATAGGCAAGAACCTCCTGTTACCCGTCATGTCAGCCAGGTAGACCGTATCGTTTGTCGTGCCGACAGACACGAAAGTACGCGGGGCATCTTCGAACCCTTTGCCATACGGTTTCCTGAATGAATCAAGGGATTTTGAAAGCATGGCTTTCGCCTTATTCATAGTAGAAGGTGTCAGCGTCGATATCTCGGGGAACTCGTGCAACCACTTCCCGATGAATGGCATGATCGCGTCCGCCGGGTTTCCGCGACCAGAGAATTCCATCGCATGATCCGTGAACCAATCTTCCTTTGGGCACAGTTCCTTCATTGCCGTTGACTTCCTGGTTCCCTGCATCCCTTCAAGCACAATCAACATGTCGTACTTCGTTCCAGGCTTGTAAGCCCGAGCAACCATCGCATGGAATAACATCCTGCTTGCAGCATGAGTGAGCTCATCGTCGGGTCCACCCAGGCGTTCAGTGATCCAGCGATCGATGCGCTTCTCGCCATCCCATTGCAATGCATCCAGGTACTCCGTGAGGGGATTGTACCGTTGCTGATCGGCGATCACACTCAGCGCATGATGGATGTTCGCTGCGGACACTCCGGACTTCAAGGGGATGTTCTTCTGCACACACCAACCGTTAACGATCAGCCAGATCTTCTTATTCAGCAGTTCCTCGTTGAGGTACGGATAGATCTCAATGTCCCACAGATCGGCAGGGTTCTCACCGGGAATCAGGCGAGGATGAGTTATCTCGATCCTGCGCAGGAAGGTGTTGAACCGGACACGCCACTTCTGTTCGTCGATGATCTTGACCAGGAAGCGAAGTGCATTTGACTGGGTGTCCGTGTACTTCTCACCGGACCGGGTATACTCCGGCAACAGTGGACCCGGCGGGCCTTGCTTCTTCATCGTCTTGGCGTCTTTCTCGATCATCTTCATCTCTTCAGGTGACAGATCGTCAAAGTCAGAGACTGCAGACACAACGCCATGGTGCTTGTTGACGATGTGATAGAACGAAGCCGCAGTGATCCCGCCAGGCAGGTTAGCATCGAAGGATTCCCACCGATAAGATATGTCGGATCCGACATGCGCATACAGTGGATCGGAGGTCGACCAGGCTACGAACTCGTTGATGCCATCGCCTTGGGTTGCGGCATGACATGCCATCATGAACTCCAGCCATTCCTCGTGATCGCGGAAGTCTTCAACGATCATCGTCGCCAGTGTTTTCGCCAGGGCTTCGGGTGTCACAGCCTGGGTTCCGTCTCCAGCCTTCGTCCGCTTCCTGGAAGACAGTAGAGCCTCGATCAGTTTCTTCGGTGCCGGCGGCAAGCCGTCGCTGATTGACGGATGGTTCTCTGTTTCCCACTCGTAGTAGTTGCCCTTGCCTTTCTCAGCGTTCACCGAACCAGGGACAACAACCTGGCCGCCAAGCCATTTGAAGTCAATGCCTTTGTAACCCTCGAGACCGCGGCGCAGCTTCTGGTCTTCTGGGATCCAGTCTGCGGGCACGCTCATGTAGATGTGCTGACCAGTAGTGATGTCGCGATCGGGGAACCTGGAGCCTGTCAGGACCATTGGATAGTCTTCACGCTTCCAGTCAAAAGTCTTCTCGAGCAGAATGTCCGGACGAACATCCAGGACCTTGCCGTCGCGATCCGTCTCTCCCTCGATGGGGAAGTTCTTTGGATCGATATCCACAACCAGGATTTCCCTGCCGGTGCGGTTTCCGATGTTGTGGCCCTGGTCGACGTACGTGCGCAGGGTTGATTCGGTCAGTGCTTTATCGTTCCGCCAATCATTGTGCAGTGGCCGCTTGCCAGCATACTTCCCGTTCTTATCCAGGGCGTCTGCCTTTTGCAGGGGGATCAGTTCGCATCCTGGCACCTTTAATAAAGGCAGCATGGGATTCACAATGGGGGTATTCTTCTGAGCCATCCAGTCTCTCCTAGTGTTGTCGACAAGTAAATACAGCAGAGACAACATTATAAGCATACCAAGGCTTTGGGACACCTGCGAATTTGATGGAAACGCAGTCCAGGAACCTCCTATATAATGAGCCCTCAACTGTTCTCATAAAGGAGAGAGACATGAAACTCGTATTCGAAGGCCAAAGCTGGTCTGACATCATCATGCAGGTTAACAGGTTCAGCCAGGAGCACGGCAAGATGCCCGTCGACCTGGACAACCGCCATCCCCATGGCAATACGCCTGCGCCGCAGACACAACCTGCAGAAACGTCCGACCAGGCGGAAACATCGGACGCAACCATCGACGATGACACCATTGTCAAGGCGCTCCGCGGCCACGTCACCCGGCACGGTAAAGAGTCGGCCATCAACATCCTGCATTCCTTCGAGGTAGAGCGCGCAAGCGAGTTGCCACAGGAGGTCAGGCCTGTAGCATTGGAGCAGCTCAATGGGTAATCACTCACGGCTTAGCGCATCCGGTTCGAAGCGCTGGATCAACTGTCCTGGTTCCATCCAGGCTGAAGAAGCAATCCCTCGCAGTGAGAAGTCGTCGGGTTCCCCGGCGGCTCGCGAAGGAACAGCGGCACACTGTGTCGTTGAGTTCTGCTTCCGCGAAGGTATCAACGCTGACGAGATGCTTGGCTGGCGGATCGGTGTTCCGATCGACGAGGCCGATCATCCCGATCCTGTGATGCTGCCGGCTGACTCAGGCCAGCAACTGTCTCAGGCCTACGATGTCTTCGAGGTCGACGACAACATGACTGACGCTTGCCAGGTCATGCTTGACTGGGTTCGCGAGCAGCTCAACGATATGGACAACCCTGACCTGTTGCTCGAGGAGAACTACGACCTCAGCTGGGTTCATCCAGGCATGGGCGGAACTGCTGACGTCACAGCGAGCGAAGACTTCGGTCTGCTCCTGGTTGCTGACTACAAGCACGGTCGCGGCGTTCCTGTTCGTATCCTGGAGCCTGACGCTTTCGGCAAGATGAAGCCTAACACTCAGGCCTTATACTATGCGGCCGGCGCAGCGCATGATGCTGGCTGGACGCATGAGCGTTGCCTGATTGCGATCGTTCAGCCCAGGTGTCCTGAAGTCGAGAACGTCCAGACCTTGGAGATTGACATCAAGGAACTGCGGGCCTGGGCGGAAGGCGAACTGCGCAAAGCTGCTGAGCTCGTTGACGACGACGATCCGATTCGTGTTGCTGGCGATTGGTGCAAGTGGTGCACGGCAGCCTCCAGGTGCGAGACACTACGCTCCAAGGCTTTCGCTGTTGCCAAAGCAGACTTCAGCCAGGTTCCTCCTGAGGACGACATTGCATTGCCAGTACCAACCGGCAACGATGAACTGTCCAGGGCGATGGCCTGGATCCCGATGATCGACTCCTGGGTGAAGTCCGTCAACGGCGAAGTGCAGCGTCGCCTGGAAGCTGGTCAAGAGATTGACAACTACAAGCTGGTGCGCAAGCGTTCCAATCGTCGTTACGATCCAGGCATGAGCGAGGATGAAGTGGTCAAGCACCTCATGACCAAGACTCGCGGCGAGTGCAAGAAGGCGGATCTTATCATCAGCAAGCCGAAGCCTCTCACCCAGGTCGAGAAGCTGGGACCCAAGGCCAAGGCTGCAGTCGCTGAGATAACAGTGAAGCCTGAAGGCGGCTTGACTGTCGCGCACGTTTCCGACAAACGCCCTGTGGCTCTGCTCTCGAACACCAGCGACTTCGATGGTGTAGAAGACTGAGAAACATGGTATTATTCAAATCCCCTCGCTGTTGAGGGGAATGCCATCCATGAAATATGAATATAGGAGATATGAACATGGCAACAGAGAAACTCATCACACCCGTCTTTCGGGTATCATTCCCCAACGTCTTTGAAGCATCATCCTACCAGGGCGGTCCGCCCAAGTACGGCGTGACTGCTGTCTTCGATCCTGCATCGTTCTCCGCAGCTGACAAGAAGCGTTGGGCTGCTATGCAGAAGCTCGCTGACCTGGCTGCGACTGAGCAGTTTGGAAAGCCGCTGGCCAAGTTGCCGGCGAACATCAAGCGGCCTCTGCGTGACGGTGAGGAAAAAGCTGAGCTCGAGGGTTTCGGTGAAGGCCTGCAGTTTGCCTCGCTGACCACCAAGTTCAAGCCTGAGATCCTGGACGTCGACCGCACCTCGAACATCGAGGATGCTGAAGACTTCTATCCAGGTTGCTACGCTCGCGCCTCGATCAATGCCTACGGGTATGAGAACGTCGGCAAGGGTGTTGCGTTTGGACTCATGAGTCTGATGAAGGTCAAGGACGGCGATCGCCTCGACAACCGCACCAGTGCGGCTGACGACTTCGCTGACTTGGGTGAAGAAGACGATGCGTCGGACCTCGAGTAAGACCCCCTGGACAATGCGGGAACTCTCTCCCCCGAGTAGCATTGTCTAACCTTGAAGCCGGCAGGCCCATCCTGCCGGCTTCCTTTTTATTTCTGAAAGGAGAAAGCAGTGCAACAACCACCTCAGCCTCAAATGCCGAACTTCAATATGACGGCACTCTTGCCTTCCGCTGGTATCGACCAGGGCCAGGCGACCGACACGGATGAAGTCCTGTTGAACATCTACGACCGGCTTGGTCCAGTAGACACCAACTTGTCCGACATCATCGGCGAGAAGAACCCGGACGACATCACGCAGTTTGTGGCTGTCCCCAACGTTCTCCTGGATCCGAACCTCCGTGGTACTGTCGTCATGATGTGCCTCAAGGAGGAAATCGCGGCAGCCATCAACCTTCACCACCAGGTGCAGGATTCCAAACGTGCAGCCGCTGCGGCAGCGCAGAAGAAAGAGCAGTAGAATAAAGT